GACGAGGCGGATGTCCACAAACAAAGCCTATACTATGATTTCTCACATCATATGTATGGTAACCAATGTTTATGTGCAATTTTGCTACCATCAGATTGCATACTGGGAGACAGTTTACGACATATCTAGGTCGGTCTAATTGTGGCAAATGGTAAATTAAATCTATGCCACATACCAACACCACCAAATTCATCAACCAATTCATAACCATAAGGTGTCAATAAAACGGCTAATATTGGCGTGCCAACGCGCAGTGTTGATAATGCGCTACACACACGTCTCAGTTGTTGCCTACCTTTCCTGCGTACACTTTGACAATAAGAATGTTTAATTTCCACTATCATATAATGTTCGACGTTGTCAAAAACGCGTTTAAAGATAATATCAACTTCACCAAAATCCTGATGAATAATAACTTGATTCACACTCAAAACAGACATCTGTATATCAGCCTGAGCTTTGATATATAAGTCTTCCGTTTCGAAGCCACTCTGACACATGAATCCCTCATCATCAGTATCATCTGGCACTGACTCATTTAAATTACCATTCTTCCATAAAGCTACACACTCATCATACGTCCTGTGCAACATAACGCATTGTTGCTCCAAATTGTGTGTACTCGCAATCTTTTGCATTTGTGCTCTTCTCGTCTCATATATACTCTTGCCATGATTAAACCACTCCCTCAAAGCGCCATCAATATTTATAGCACATGCTTCCATGGGCGTTAAAATGCACTTCTTAGGTCTGAGATAACAATGCAATGACTTAAAAATAGAATTCTCATCTAATGCACCAATAAAACAACCCAATTCGTCATGATAAACGCTAGATCGCTTCAAAAATTCGAACTTAGTTTTATCTAAATATGGAACAATCTCAGAATTTTTATCAGGCATAGTATATTCCTGACCATATTCGGCCAATATCTCAGCACAGGACTTAATATTAAATGCATCGTACCCTTTTCTGACAGAACCAATATTATCATCGCCATAAGTAACGAGAGAAACGCAATCTCTAAAATCCAAATCATATCCATATAACCGCATGAATACACATCTCATATTGAGACTACCAGCAATACTATTAATTAAAACAGTCAAAGAGTTGCCACTTATGTGAGTACCGCTAGTTACAGAAATCATATCACCGTTCATGGCTATATAAGAATAAGCAATGTCCGCTGACATGGACTGCATAACGCGTATATCATCCGTGCTATAATTGCATTGTTTGGCACAATCAATCAAAATACCCAACGTTGCAAGGATCAATTGCGATGGTAATTTTTGATCATATTTACCATAATCACCACCAATAATCCTATCATCACCATACTTAAGTGCTTTCTTATAAAGTTGATCCCATTCTTGCGAATGGCAATTGACACCAACAGCGCACTCGCATAATAATGGATTAACTCCAACAAAACGAACAATTGGCAAAAAATATTTTCTGATCAGAAAAGTAAAGGCGACAGAGTTGCCATAAAAAATACGACATTTCTCTTTACTCACTACCAATGCTTCATCCTTTTTACACGCCTTAGCAATAAAATGATTGCGACAACCGTTTCTATAATTTTGCTCGGCTTCATGAATCAAATCCATAACTTCCTTCTTAAATATCCTGTTATACATCCCATGTTCATCCTTCGCTTCCATATCTACTACATATTTACTCTTAGGTCCTGTGAGTGGATAACCTATGGAAGTGCTCATATTAATGGCATCTATAAAACGAACCCCAGGCATACCATTAATATTCTCCTTTGTGGTCAAAGGCCGCATAACTGTCCAATATTTTTGCTTAATAACCTTAAGCAAAGGCTTCTTGTAATCAGCTATGGCCCTAAACAACAATTCGTGTTCAAACTCTTTGGCGGGAATACTTGCATTCGATAAACACTTCTGCCATCCATACCATTCAGGTTTAAATTTTGGAGGACCCCAAACATTAGCTACGCCACAAACGTTAGTGATGGTTTCACTAATTGGTGTGCTACGCACACAACTGTAACTTGTTGACGCACCAACACAACTTCCATAATATTGATATTGAGATCCGATAGGCAAATAATTCAATGGGCTCTTTCTATGAAGGGGATCACCAGTCATAATGCGCACTCCTAACATATGGGGTCTAAATTCAGAATCACTTCCCCCAACTACCAAGCCATCCCATGAGGATAGCTCTGCAATAGCGTTAGTAATTTCTTTGACAGTCAAAACACCTGCACATCCACGTGGAGTGTCAGCAATTCCTCCCAAATGAAAACCAACTATATATGGTTTACTAGTGTCGGCTACCCAAACAGCGCCACACATACCCTGAAATGTATTACGATCAAAATTCGAATAAACAGATCCGTAAAATGGACATGTACCATTTGTTGTGGTCTTAAAGCTGTGCAAAGCACGACCCGAAACACACTCACCAACTTTTGAACGCCAAACCATGTTTGCAACTTGCTGCCCCTTAGGCTTATCCAAAGGAAAATAGTCGACAATATTCTTAAACGATCCTCCACTAGATACATGACAAATGCGAAGATCTGTATTAGGAATTAATAAACTATTCAACTTGCTAACGCGTGTTTGGAACTTTCCACCACATGCATCAGCATCATCCTTATAGCATACTAATTCTAATTCATCACTCTCAACAAAATAATGGTTTGGTATAATCAAAACATTAGTTTTCAAAAATAACACATTTGCCATTAATCTGCTTGAACCATCCGTTACAGAAGCATAAAATAAATTCTTCTGAATACTTTTGATCATATTCTCAGAAGTCGTGGACTCGCTAACGCGAGATACAGGTACTTCACGCTTAACTACACGTGACCATACATTCACTTCACTATCGCGTTCACGTATATCATCTTCAGTTTTAGGCTCTAAAGCTCCCTGAGCCGGGACAATCTTCTTCCAGCTAGTATAAACTTTAGACAACAAGTATAAGCAAGAAATAGCTCCAAAAGTACAACACAAAGCTTTTGCATACTTATCCCGTGCACCTCGCACAATTATAGGTAAAGCATCGTTCCTACGTGCCAATTCCTCTATAATACGTTTCTTTAAAGCACTCACTGAAAAAGATATCAAAACAAGCAAACATAACATGAATAATATAATAAATAAATACGCATTAATAAATATGGAAATAAACAAAAGACACAACATACTTCGAATACTCTTATTACGAGCAATCTCATATTTATCCTTGTTCCACCAATAAACTAAATCTACAAATTTGTCACTCATCATAACATCTTCTGGAATCACGCAAAGCCAATCCCAACGTCTAGTGAAAATATCGGCATAATCATACAGTTTCTGCGTGCTATACTTTTCAAACCTATTTAAAATGGTCGTTTGTGAATTAACAACAGTTTTGTAGCATTTAGTTCCAATATCATTCAAAGCTAAAGCTATCTCCATACCAAACTGGACATCAAAATGGTAAGGACAATGACCTCGAATGTGACAGCATCCGTCAACATCGCACCTACGCATGACTTTATCTCGCGATTTCATCGCGTCCATAATACTATCCTGGTTTGATCTATGAACCTTATAACTTTCAATAGCAAACTGTATTGCTGCACTAGCTCGCAATCCTGTCATATACTGACCATCAAACATTAATGGTTCATATGTAGCAATATTACGCAAATTATCAGGCTTGACTGCTCTTTCAATATCAATAGACCAAATGTCATCGATAAGAGGTGGATTATAAACACCATTTTCATCAGTGTAATACTCTCTAACCTTTGCCGAATCAACTCCTGTATGAACGGGAACGCCATTCACTTCAACAACACGCTGAAATTCAGGTCTGCACCGAACGGTCATAACCAAATCCATGCGTCGCTGGACAGAATACGGACAATTACTGTAAACGTACGCATCGAGATCTTTCTTGTTAGTTGTAACTAAAACTAACTCTGGTTCTACAAAACACTTCCCTTTAGCATCAATTTCAGCTTTAGGAGCATAAAACATCTGATTATTGCAAAAATCAATAACTGCCCTAGTGGGAGCTTTCTCCACAAAATCAGATTTTTCATTCGATAAATCATCCAATATGGCAACTAATTTGTCACTAGTCCAATTAGAATAAAATTTATCGCCTGGATTCAAAGCAGCACGATACTGCTTATCGGTGGGTAAGCCAGCACTAACTAACAATGCATCAATTAATTGATCTCCAAACGTAGTTTTACCCTGGCTTGATTCACCAAAAAGCTCGATGGCAAAAGGAGCTCGACGTGTGCCCGATGATATCTTCATAGCTATATAATCATTCTTCATCAATTTTAATTTAAGAACCTTGTCACTGACAATTTTCTTATCAAAACCTATTAATGATGACATTAAATTGGACATCCTAATAATCAGATTATCTAATCTATGATTAAATTCTGCATCGGAAACGCCTAAAATGCGCTGCAAATTACCATTTTTGACTAAATCCCACCACATTAATATATTAACATACTCCTCATCCAATTCTAATATAGAGAAGTCGTTTAATAATAATGGCTGGATAGAACCTGTTTTAAAACATAAATACATTCCTTCAGTAAAATATGCAATGGTTCCAAATATAGCTTCGGCCAAATCAAAGGCGGTCAAATGTTTCTTAAACAAGCTCTCATCAAACATTTTGAAACCTAAAATATCAAATGTTAAATCAGATGCTTGACACAACCCTAATGTGACACACACACTCATCAATTTTGAAAATTGCTTAAAAGCCTTATTTTCTTTAACTAATGACCAATTGCTCTGCACATTTCGTAAAACATCAAGCCAAGACGGATCAAGTAAATCAGATTGTCTATCAAATGTCAAATCATCAAGAACACTCTTAACGTATGACATAACAGTATGTAACATAGAAGATGGTATCATATCTCTAATGTACAAAAGTAAAGCAGAAGTCAAATGAGTGAGTGTTTTACACTCACTCAAATTAACAAAAAGGGCACAAAGGCCCTCACAAATCCTCATCGTGGAATCGTCAATATTCACATGCGCAAATCTTGCGATATCCAATAATGGAGCGCGCATTGAAAATAAATCTTCTACTCCGAACTGAGGTTTGTAACTAATTAATCCTTTTTTGTTTTGGAGGTTGGAATCCTCACATGAATAAACAAAGCTATTCCTAGCACTCGTTAATATATTCTTAATTAAAGAAAACAAAACGGATTTCACGTTTTTAACCATGATGATTGTTATTTTAATGGATCTCGGTGTGGGCAACACCTATCCAAAGGTAATAGAACCTGAATTAAAATAAGCCCGTGTCTACTAATCCAATATAGGTACTTCCTTATTTGGAATTAGGCTTTTAAAGACTAATCACGCTCGACTAACGTGAATACTTGTCCTCACAATTTATTTCATTCAAACGAGTTGTGAATCTCGCGAAAGTCCTTTCGGACAAGAATACTGCAAATCTTGATTGCAACTATCAACTACAGTATTCAAATAATCCTCATAAGAGGAACTATATCCGTTGCAAGATATAGATTTTAAGTACGTTTCAGCCATAAAGGCGGGGGTGTACTAAACCTAGAATAAATCTCATTTCAAACTATGCGATTGTGTTATAGTGCGCAACAAGCGCAAAATAACGTTCTACATAATAAGGGGCCTGACGGCCCTAACAAATGGCGTCCATGCAAGCAAAAAGCTTGCATGGACG